CCAGCAAACTGTGGCTCATATATAAAGTTAAAATAGCTTAATCTTGCATCTATTGGGTTTCTTACAATACAAGCAACATCTATGTCTTTTACAATATCAATTGGGTATGTGCCAAAATGACCAGCAATATATACCTGTTCATTTAGGTCTACATTGTGTGGGTAGTGTGTATTAGTATAGTTATCTATACTATGTTTAGCTAGTGTTGCTTTAATATTTTCTTTTACAAACCTGCCCGCAGTTTTGGGTATATGTAAAAAATATAACTGTTTCATTACACTTCTCTCATCTTACCGCATCTGGCACATGCCTTATAAGTTTTTCCAGTATATGGACATGATCCAGCTGCAACAGTTTTATGCCCAATGATTGAGCATTTAATTCTGCTAAACATAAAAACTACTTTGTTGGAAGATTTTTAATTGTTGACTCGTAGTAGTCTGGTGTTGGGTTGTCGAACCAATTCTGTAAATCCTCAAGAGACATGTCTCTTTTTTCTGATATAGGCTCTTGACCTTCTTGTGCGAAAGTAGCAACTGTTTCAAATGTTCCATCAGAATTTGGAGAGTATTCTACTCTACCTATTTCAATTGTGAATCCGTGGTCGTAAGACTCACCAGTTTCATCTATACCCTTTGATCCCGCTTTTGTAATCATTTTTCTTCCTCTTCCGTAATGATCATGTCGTTAATTACGCCCTCTGGCACACGACCTTCTTTTACTGCATTTTCTTGGTTTCTACGTGCATTCGACTTAATGTCTGCTGTAGTCAAGCTTTCTTTAAATCCTTCTGGTAGCTTAGAGTCATCATCTAATCCTACATATGGATCTGCTAATAGAGGATGGGCAACGCCATCTTTCCATTGTGTTTTTAATTGGTACTGATGAATTCTTTCTTTAAGAATCATCTTTTCCATTTCTTGCAATTCTGCTTCTGAGTACCATGCGTCTGCGTAGTCCCAAAATATAACTATTGTGTATCTTGTTCCGCCAGTTATCTCTGTAACACTATGAATGTTTTCAGGTCCTCCTGGGAATGATACAAAAGATCCAGCTTCTGGAACTACATCCAGTCCGTGATCTCTAAACTTAAGTACTCCTCCAGTATAATCTGGTTGTGAGTTAAGATAGATTCCTGCGTATTGCTTGTTATCACTCCATCCCATGTCATTTCCATCTAGGTCTGTACTATCTGAGTGATCATTTGCGTATGCACCTAGCTCCCATTTCTGGGCATGCATACTATTAATTTTCATTGGTCTTCCAGCAGCATCTGAGACATACTGAATCATTCTTTCACGAAGATTAGCCATGTACTCTTCAGTTATTGTTGTTCCATGCTCTTTAGTAAATGGAGAAACAACATGCATTCCATATGATCCATAAAAGCAGATAAATCTCCACTCTTCTTCATTGGCATTAAAGAATTTAATTAGCTCATCGCATTCTTCCTTAGAAAGAAAGTTTTCGTATGACCAAATTCCTGTTCCTCCGCCACCTAAAAGCTTACCGCCTAGTTGACTAACTACCTTTGTATCTGACATGTTGTTCTCCTTTTTAAGCATAATGTCAATTATACCATTTTTAATTTAAGCGGACAAGATCTTTGATAAAGCATTAATTGTTGCTGCAATTCTTCCAATATCACGCAACTGCTCAACGCTATACCCTTCTTGCTTTAGTGTCTCATAGTGTGCTTTTACACAAAAATGACACTTGCCAATGATTGATGAGGCTAAAGAATATGCTTCAAATTTTCCCTTAGTGCTTCCACCATGAGATGTAATGGCATTCATTCTTAGCTGTGCTGGAAGTCCCTTAAGATTGACATCGTCTGCCATCTCAATATATGGATACCATACGTTATTCTGTGCCATGATTGCACCAGCAGATAAAGCTGCATTTTTTTCAACTTCATCTGTAGCATTTGATACTAAATATGTTAAAAGTTTTGAATTGCCTGTTGCAAAAGCAGCAGCAATTGAAAGATATAAAGCTTGGTCTGGATCAATGGTTGATCTATTAATTACTGCATCTAGATTAAGTCTAATATCTTTAGCATACTCTGGCAGATTTTCGTTTAATTGTCCAACCCAAGACATTATATAGTTTCCCCACCAATTGTTCTATTGCATGCACATAGCTCACCTGTTTGAAGTGCATCTAATACACGTAATGTTTCTTCTGGGTTTCTTCCTACATCTAGGTTATTGACTGTCACGTGCTGAATAACATTTTCAGGATCTACAATGAATGTGGCACGAAGAGCTACGCCTTCTCTTGTAAGTATTCCAAGCTGCTCAGCAAGACTTCCTCTTGCTGGTATTATTGGATTAGTAAACATTTCTTCTGTAAATACCCAGCCACGAATCTGATCAGCAAATGACCAAGAATTTGTTTTGCCTAGGTCTTCATGTGCATTTCTCCATGCAACCTTACAGAATTCATTGTCTGTTGAACCAGTTAATAATACTGCGTCACGGTCATTAAAGTCATTTACTAACTTATCATATGCAACAATTTCTGTTGGGCATACAAAGGTAAAGTCTTTTGGATAAAAGACAATTACTTTCCATTTACCTGAGAATGATTTCTCTGTGATTGTTTCAAATACATCGTCTGCATAGTCTAATCTACCTGGTTTTACACCAGTTATTGCAAACGGAGCTAATTTATCTCCAATTGTTTTCATATTACTACCGAATCTAATACTATATCTACAGCATCATCTAATGATGTAGAATGTTCTGTTGAACAATTACCGCATTGCTTACACACGGTTAAACTTTCTTGCGTCCTGTTTTCTTTGGTGGCTTTGGAATTAAACTTGTTTCTCTTCTAATTCCGTGCTTATTTGTATCCACCTTCATACCTTGTCTAGGGTGCTTCTTTGTTGCTTCTCTACTTGTAACAGCACCAGAAGCCCCACTGTTTGGTGGTGGGGTACTTCCAGTACCATCATTTTTTTTAAATCCTTCAGACATTAATCAATGTCCTGTCCATTTGATGTTTCTTTTTCTGCGCCTAGCGGATTCATTGAGTCTGTTCCGAATAAAGGTGCTACAAAAAGTTGGCCTGGGCCTACATCATATACACTTCTATTTGGCATTGCTGCACCCATAAAATCTTCACTACCGCAACCACACATTAAACACATTAGTTACAGTTCTCGCAATTCTTTACTGCACACTCGGCTTCGCCTCTTGTGTCTCTTGTGCACTCTGCACTAGCTTTTGCTGGTGCTGCAGGTGCAGGTTTTGCTACAGGCTTTACAGCTTCCGCTGTAGGTGTTGGAGCAATAACTTCTTCTTTAATTAAATCAGACATTATTACTTTCCGCCTTGGCCTACGCCTGAACTATCCTGTGTAGACTTATCTGTTGCTGGGAATGCGGCTCCTGTATTGTCTGAGTAGTGTGCGTTAATGTCATTTGTTCCTGCTGGTTGGCGATTTGCTGTGAAACCATCCAAGTTTAATCCGTCTGTCATTTTATTTCTCCTATAGGTTTGTTATTTAGATGGGTCTAGATCTCCATCCATCCCTCTATTATAGCATTTAGTTGATTAGGACTTGTATTGCTCAGGCCAGCAATCATCGCATATATCTATGACTGGGCCATTTTGTTTTCCAGAAAGCCTTGTTGCCTTATTATTACAGTCTTTTATTTCGCAAAATCCACTAAACACTACTTAGATCCCTTGGCCTTCTGACCTCTATAGCCCGTTTTTTTAATATTCATTGATCCAGGCTTTTTCTGCCCGCTTGAATAGGTAGCAGCCTGTCTTTGGGCTAGAGCCCTTTGCATTTTATCTAAATGTTTACCCATTACTTTACCTTACTACCAAACTTTGACCATGCTCTTTCATGTAAAAAGTATCCAAGCATTTCGCATGCAGTGTATACTATTGCAAATGTTCCAGCATATTCCCAATGGGCTTCGCCAGTAATAGCCTTTTCAAAAAAATAGACTAATGTTCCAACAAATCCAATATGAACTGCTGGCCAAGTAATTGATTTATATAAACTTCTTTTATTTGATTCCATATGACTATTATATCGTTTCTACTATTAAAAGTAAATAGGGCGGGAGCACGTGGTCCCGCCCTATAAACTTAATTACTTAAGGTAAGTTACCTTAGCTTTTGGATTCTTTGCATTCCACTTCTTTGCAAGTGCATTGAAAGCATCCTTGATTGACTTAAGCGCTACAGCATTATCTGCTGTTAACTTAGCAATAGTTGCATCCTTATCAAGGATTACCTTGTCAGAAGCAGTCTTTGCATCTGCAAGTGCCTTATCAGAAGCAGCCTTTGCATCTGCAAGTGCCTTAGCTGAAACAGCCTTTTCTGCTGCAAGCGCAGCATCTGAAGCAACCTTAGCAGCAGCAGCATCTGCAGCAGCCTTTACAACTGCAGCATCTGAAATTGCTTTAGCAGCAAGTGCAGCATCTTTAGCAGCAACCTGTGCAGCAAGTTCTGATACAAGATCACGAACTGTAATTTCTGCAAATGGTGAAAGCGTACGTGCTGGAAGTCCGACTACGTCTGCTGTTGTTGCATCCCCAGCATTTGTTGGGCTAAATGTGATTAATGAACGTGATCCAGTTGCTGGTAGTGTTGCAACAAACTTTGCAACTCCAAAATCTGAAAGTGTAGCACCAGTTGTTGCTGTTGCTGTGTCCATTGTTGCTGTTGAAGCAAAGACTGTTGCAGTAATTGACTTACCTGATACCTTGTTTCCAAATGTATCTGTAGCTGTTACTGTGACATCCTGCTTTGTTCCAGCAGCGCCTGTAGCAGGAGCAGATACTGTAAGAGTATTAATCTTAC